AACAATAAGAACTATTAGCCTCAGCTAGTGGACCGTAACGATATGTATTATATGTAGGAGAACATGAATTTAAATCTACTTCTACAAAATATTTATCACAACCAGAACACCAGTATGTACCAAATACAAGAGTCCAATCAGCTGATGTAGATTGACCACAACATCCTCCACAAAAAGTAGAGTTATATTCAGCAACTAAACTACTTCTTCTAACTTCATTATAAGTTGCAGAACATGGATTTTGATCCACTTCTTCATAATATTTATCGCAACCACTACAAACATAAGAACCAAATATAATTGTCCAGTCAGCAGCAGTTGACTGTCCACAGCAACCTCCACAGAATGTAGAATTAGTTCCACCTGGAGTTAGTCCACCTTGTCTAGTGTTACCATAACCAGGAGCACAAGGATTATTTTGTGTTTCTACATAATATTTATTACATGTACCATAACAATCGTATGATCCAAATAGCAAAACCCATTGTTCAGATGTATTACAAGCACCAGTGTTAGATGGAGCAGTAGACCCTACATAATCAAGATTCACTCTGTACCCAAGATAAGTAGCTGAACATGGATTCAAATCTCTTTCTACAGTACGAGTGGTGCAGTCAAAACAGTTATAAAATTGAAAAACCCAATTTGGTGTAGGATTACAAGTAGTTGTAGTGGTTGTTGTAGCAGCACTTATTATTGTTTGATATGGAGGACATCTATCTGCTGTGTATGTAGAAAATGGAGAAGCAGCCTCATCAACATAATAGGCTGCAATTATTTCAGCTTTGTTAGCTATAGCAAGTCCTGTAGGAGGAGTTCCTTTAGCAGTTAACCCCATTAGAGCTAAATCGTTCCAAGTAACTAAAGCATTATTAACTCTTGCCATTTTTTATTTTAATTTAGCTTCTAATTTAGCTTCTAATTCAGCAATGCGTTTTTCTAAAGCAGCTATCTTTAATGTATGTACATCTATATAGTTTACAGAAAGTTTTTCTTCTCCAGCAACTGCATCTGGAAGTATTGATTGTACCTGTTGAGCTGAATAACCATATCTAACTTTTTTAGTATCTATATCAGCACGAGTAAACTTAATTACATCTATACCTGTTAAATCTATTTCAGGGTTGGTTTCAATTACATTTTTGAATCTAACATCAGAAGCTTCAAAAAATGCAGTGGCTGTTAAGTTACCTGATGCATCTAAACGCATAGTTCTAGTTGTTGCATCAACAGCATACCAGCTAAATCCATTAGATTTCATAGACAAACCTTCACTAGCTTTATCTATAATTTCAGGATAACCATCTACAACAAACGAAGCATTACCAAAAGTAGCAGTATTAAATCTATATTTTGCAACAGCAAAATATGCACTACTTGGAGTTCCTGTAGTAAGTGTTTCAAGAACAGCACTTGTTGTATTTCCTGTTACAAGATATAATTTACTTGTTGATGCAGGAGCACTTGTTTTATTAGCTGTGTAGTTACCTATATAAACATCACGTCCAGAAGATGGAAATATTCTAATACCAGCTGTGTTAGTTGATCCAGTTGCAATAATATCTACAGTTGGTTCAACTGCATAAACTTTTAAAGGAGTATTATTTCCTCCATTTATATTAATTTCAGATCCATCATCAGTCATAATACCATTACCAATAGTAGATGCTGATGTAAATTTAACTACACGGTTTGTAGTACCAGAAACAGTTACAGAAGTACCTGAAGTTCCACTATTTCCAGACGTTCCACTGACACCTGATGTACCACTATTTCCAGAGGTACCATTAGTCCCTGAAGTTCCATTGGTTCCTGAGGTACCTGAATTACCTGACGTACCATTGGTTCCACTAGTTCCATTAACTCCAGATGTTCCTGAATTTCCTGAGGTACCATTAGTTCCGTCAATTCCACTTGTACCGTTAATACCACTAGTTCCACTTACACCAGAGGTTCCACTTACACCAGAAGTACCATTCACACCTGATGTACCATCACCTCCTGAAGCTCCTGCCAAGTTTACCTGCCAGTTATTATATGTTCCTGAACCTGCAATATCTGTAGGTGCATCAAAAGTTAATGCTCCAGTGATTGAATTATATGAAATTACTTCTGATGTTTGATGATTAGAAGCATTAAAGACAATAAGTATATTTTGAGCTGGTGTATAAGATAAACCTAACCCAACAGTTATTGTGCCACCACTCCCTAATGTAAAAGTACTTAATGATGTTGTTTTATATTTATCTCCAGTTAATCCTGAAGTACCACTTAATCCTGAAGTTCCGCTTACTCCTGAAGTTCCACTAACTCCACTAGTTCCATTAATTCCGTTAATACCACTTGTGCCATTAACACCACTAGTGCCATTAGTTCCAGATGAACCAGTTAATCCAGATGTTCCACTTAATCCACTAGTACCACTAACTCCTGATGTACCGTTTATACCAGATGTGCCAGAAAGTCCACTAGTTCCAGAAAAGCCACTAGTACCATTAATACCTGACGTACCAGCAGGACCAGTGGTTCCACTAGTACCAGCAGGGCCAGTTGTACCTGAAGTTCCATCTGTACCTGAGGTGCCTGAAGTACCTACAGAACTAATTACTTGGTCAAGTTTTTCTATAACTACTGTTAAGTTATCACCAAAATCAGTTCCTGAGTTAGGAAGATCTGGACCAACATATATTACATGATTTGAATCAATTGTTCCTTCACCACAATCACCATTAGGGTGATAATAAGCATCATAACAAGGAGTACCAGGTATACAAGACATTTATATTAAGTTTATAAGATTAAGGGATATACATAATGTAATAAGCAGCAAGAACAGGTTGGATGTTAGCATGACCTTGACCTGATCCAGTGTTACTATTACTTACATTCACAGTGGTAGCCACTGTAATGCCTGTTGTTGAAACAGTTGTTTGAACGTTTTGAGGAGTTCTATTTACAATACCAATACTACCAGAACTATCCCAACCTTCTGGTGAGTTACCTGCATAGTGACTATGACCAGGATCTGTTACAATAGAAGAAGCACTTGCTACAGCTGTGTGTGTATGACTAGGAAGTTGATTGGTGCTTATTGCTACAAGATTTGCACCAGCAATATCTTCAATAGCATAGTTTGGATTACCAGTGTAACTAGGATCTACAGCAGCATTCAATGGTCCACCAGGAACATTAACAATAGCACCTACACCAACTCTACCTCTTTTATCAGGGGTACCGTTTGAACCATTGCACAAAAACACCTTGTCCCAACCAAGTCCTGGTACACCAGCACCTGTAGCATCAAAGTTAGTCAATGGGCCATAGTATTCTACTACTGTAAAAGGAACCATCTTTAGGTATTGTTGTGTAACATTACCAGATTGACCAGCTAAATATGCAGCTATTAATGCATCTAGATCAGAAAGCTTAACATAGTTCGTACTTACATCTAAAGATAGTGCAGAAACTGTGTCTTCTAATGCACAAAGTTTATTAATAACAGCTTGTAAAATAGTATGAGTATCGTCAGAAGGTATCACTCCTGTAAGACAATCTACTACATAATCTGCATTTAATGTAGCTAGTGTAGCATTAATAGATGTAACTTGTCCTTGTAAACTACAAGCAGCTCTTACCAAAGCTGTAAACATTTGAGGAACCGTATGCACAGGTCCTGCTGGTAAGTATTGGGTAACAAGAGCACAGTAGTAACTTGGATCTACAGTGATTGAAATACCTGATCCATCTAAAAAAGATACTACAGCATTAATAAGTGCTTCTTCAACACTTAATAAAGGATCTCCAGTTTGAATTTGTAAAGGTACAGAATTTGGTCCTGTATATCTAACACACTGGTCAGACACAGTCTCAACACACCCATTATAACAACTTTCACAAGACATTTTATATTTGTTTATTTGTTAATTAACAGAATTACTTTACTAGCAATCATCTTCACTGTGAAAGGACAACAGTAATCTGGATTAACAAGTTTGTAAGTTAATATTTGTTTATATTGTAACAAGTCAGCAACCACCTGACCTGGTATATAATTGTTTACAGCGTATACAATATTATTGTATTGACTATTAGCTAATGTAGTTAGTCTTGCGTCAATATCATTTATAAGTGCAGGTATGGTTGTGCACTCAATACAGTTTGTTAATCTTGGTGATAACATCGTTTATTCTTTGAGAAGTTTGCTTAATAGCATTATTACATGCTGAACATAAGCCATTAATTAATTGACATCCGCAGCCTACTTTAAGGCCACAATTTCTACAGTTTGCCATTAGTTATTAATATAAAAGTTATTTATATAATTGCTACCAGAACAACCACAGTTGTTTCTAATAAAGTTATTTAATTGTCTATCTGCTTCTATGTATAATCTATTTGATGTATCTATAGCACAGTTATTAGCAGCAGCTATTGATCCTTGTATCATGAAATTAATACTGCTTAAAACCACTTTTGATTGTGTCCTAATTGCATTATCACACTCCATCATGTCAAGTTTCATAAATGCACTATCAAACTTTTCCTGTATTCTATTAGTACGCATTATATTCTTTTCTACATTATATGTAAGAGCAGGATCTACTGTATACACCATATAATAAATACCATCAGGTAAAGGAGTTATATCAGGAGATGTACTTAATCCTAATGTGATAGAATTAAATATATTAAATTCATCAGGTACAAATGGTATAGCAACAGGAGAAGTAAACCCAGGAACAGTAATAGACATTGTAGGATTAACTACAACAGGTGGATAACTATCATAGATTGATGTATCAGCAATACCTAATGTATTTACGTCATATGTATTAATTACTAAAAAATCTAGAGTCATGTTGTTAAAATAAAAATGCCAGAGGACTTGAGAATATCCTCTCACCCTCTGGCATAGGTTAATATGATCTTACCTTTTATTAAGGGATCAAAGTAGTTGTTGTTGAAGTACTAGGCCAAACAGTAGTTGTAGTACTAGTTGTAGAAGTAATTAAACCACTATCATCAACTGGAGTTCCTAAAGCTGGAGTTAATACAGCTAAGATACCTGCAGTTAAGTTTTGAGGAGCAGCAATAATTACTTGAGAATCTTCAATGATATAATCACCCCACTTGTAAGCAGATTTGTCATACTCATTAAACTTAATGTATAAAGTGTCATAAGTAGTACCATCAGATACCCAAGACTCAAAGTTCTCGTTGTATCCAACCATTCTGTACAAATGCTTCAAATAACCAGCTTGGTAGCTATAGAAGTTTTTCTCTAATTGTTGAATCTCTGCAGAAGTACCAGATACATAAGAACTACGTTGAGTAATTAATACGTCAGCTACTTGGTTACAAGGATCAGCAACGATGAAGTCAGCAGTTGTAGCTGGACCAGAGAAGATGAATGTACGGAAGTACATACGGTCATACTCCCAAGGGAATGCAGCCACATCACAAGGTTGTCCATACTGAGTCAAAGGTTTACCACTGATAACTAACTTAGCATTCTGATCGTTACCAATACGTTGGAACTGATAGAAAGTGCTGAAAGAAATGTTGTCAGGGTTGTTACCTGGAGCTTTTAACTCTAAGTGATAAATTAAATCATCAATTAAAGCAGGTACATCAACATCATTACAAGGGTCTTCACCACATGCTAAACATGGAGCGTTCACAGTTACTGAACGTGTGAAACCATTGAAGTACAATGTGTTAATATAGCTAGAGAAAGCACGTAAAGTTAAAGTTACAACTTCACCTGGTTTTACAGAGAAATTACCAACTTCAGTTACTTGGTTAGCAGCAACTGGATTACCTGTAACTTTGTACCACTCAGATACATTGCTTGCAGAAATCTTGTCAGAACGCTTAGAACCTTGTAAATACGTGTTTGTTCTACCTTGAGCTACATAAAAATAAGGTGCAGCCGCAATGTTACCTGCGTTTGCTACAGCATAGGTATTGGTAAAGAAACCAACTTGACCAGCTGTTAAGTCTTGTGTTGATCCAGAGCTAGGTAATGTGTTTCCTACTGGTACAACAAAGAGGGTGGTTAATGAAAAATCCGCCATTTTGTTTTATATTTAAATTGTAAAAAATTACTCGTTTGTTTGAATCCTCATCTGAGCTGTTTGAACTGCAGACATGTTTTCTGTATACATTGCTAAGTTTTGAACTGTTAAATCTAAAAGTTCATCTTCTAGATATAGTTCTAACTCACAATCTTGATCAAAAGAATTTAAACCATCTAACATTACATATCCTGCCTTGTTAATATAAACTGGATATCTCATATAAGAAATGTATATATCTTTAGGTGTAAATGTACCGTCTGTAAATATACTTATTTCATCAGATGATAAAAAGTTAAATGTTTCTTGATATTCAAATGATGGTTTATAATGCGTGTTGTTTAAACAGTATTGTAAATCACCATGTTTTGCAAGATCTCTATTAATCCAAATCTTTCTATCTGTACATCTTCCTTTATCTGCTAATACATAACTATCAATGTAGAACATGTATTTTGGAGTTAAGGTATGTATATATGTGAACCATTGGTTTAACTCAACATTCTTTAATACTAATGGCAAAGGTTGATGGTTATATGGCATAACCAGACTTTGAAGATCTTCGTAACGCTTTTTAAAAGCATCTAGACCTAAACCATTTACTGTATTTGTACCATCAACTTTTTGCTTTATAAGCTTAATCTGAGCCTCATTTAAAGCTAGGATTTTGTCTTCTAGGTTAATTTGTTGATGCTCGTTAGTTGATAGTTTATTTAGTTTTTGGTCAATCTTATATAATAAACTATCTACAGGGATCATACAGAAGCTAGTTTTTTAGTTTTTAATTTTTGTTCCAAAGTGATCAACGCATCTTGATTATCTTCATCTGCTAAGAATCTGATTAAATCATCTTCATCTTTTGCAATTACGTGTTCACCTTCATATATCTTGTCATTTGCTTTAATTCTATAAATAGAATGTGCAACTGCTTGTTTTACTAAATCTTTAATATGGAGTAAGTTTTCCTTCATGTCTGCAAATCTACCAAACACCTCTACAGGGTTTAAACCAGCATGTTTGCCATTCTTGAATTCTGTTTGTTTTAATAGGTTGTCTACTTGGTTATATACAAACTCTTCTTTAGAGTCTTCACTAACTGGTAAACCTAACAATCTTGCCACCTTACGTTTCTTCTCTGGAGTCATTGAATCAAACTTAACAATAGCCTTGTTGATTAATTGTTTCTTCTTGAAGATCACTTGGTTTTCAATCTCATCATCTGCAACATAGAATTGAATGTCTGCAGGATATTCACCACGCTCCCATGCTTGATAGCTAGAAGCAATTGTTGGATGAACTCTTAACCATGCAAAAGCTAGTTCTTGAGATGGATTACTAAAATCAAAGTAGTTATCACCATCCATTAACTTAACAGCTTGTACATGTAATGTATCATCTGTAGATGTAGACAATCCATAGTTCCAGAAACTAGAACGTGGACCTAAGTTAATATCACCTAAAGCAGATTCAAGTCTTGCCTTTAATTCAGTTACTCTTTCAATTTCTAATTCTCTTTCAAGATCGTCACTGATTCTTCTGATGTATGCAGCTTTAGGATCTAATCCAGTTCTATACTGTCCATCAAGTTCTTTGTACGGATACTTAAATACTCCTGTACCAGGAATACGTGTCATACCTTTTTGTGCTAGACCACCTTGCATTGTCTGCAATTGAGAATTGTTATAATCCTTTTTTAAAGTGGAGATTTTACCTATCTTACCCATATGTAGTTGTTTTTTATTGGTTTATTTGCAGATGGTCCCCATCGAAGGGAACACAGTACAGAATTTAATTGTACCTGTCCATCTGTGTTAGAAGACTCCCCCTCGTTGAAAGAGGGGGGAACGTCTTCTGATTTTTTTATGCGAAACACCATTGGTGTCAATCTAAGAATACTATTCTTAGAGGGGCATTATTAGAATTGAGGAATTTCTTCAATCAATACTGTACGAGATAAATCTTCAATGAATACATCACAACGATCCTTCATCCAGATTTCGTATCCTGGGAATTTGTTTGCAGAACTCATACCTTGAGACTTAGCAAAGCCTAAGTGGTGACGAGTACCATCAATATAACCCCAAGTCATAGAAGGAGCACCCTTCATACGTACTTCACGGATGTTGTTAACCATAGAACCATCAGACATTGGAGATACATCAAACACCATAAATACTGGAGTTGATTTCTTGTTCTGACCAAATTCTAAGTTTGTTTGAGGTAAATCTAATTCTTTCAAGTGAATTAATTCAACACGACCAGTCTCACGAGTTACCATTGCATCGAATGCAAAGTTGTAAGTGATGTGTTGACCTTCTCCTTGTAAATAACGATTACCAGAATCAGCCATGAAAGTTAAACCTGAGTTTAAAGCGTCATTCTTCAAAGCTTGTTGGAACACGTCAAAACCAGCTTCGTTAGTGTACATTTTAACTCTACGATCCTTAACATCCACACGTCTGTAGAATAAGTCACCAAACACTGAACGAATCAAGTTTGCAGTGAACTCACCACGGTTGTATTGAACTAAGTTACCGTTGTTACGCATTCTGTGGTAAACACCAGCAGATGTACGCTTTAATTCTTGCTTAGAACCATTAGTCTTCACGGTACCAGGCTTAGCCCAGATCATACGCTTAACTTTTAATTCTAACATAGACTTACGCATCCAGAACTCAATAAATGGTTCCCACTTAACATCGTTACGAGTTAAAGGTAATTGGTTACGTCTTTGAGGAGCATATACTAAAATATCTAAAGGCTTACCAGAAGCATCTCTCATCATCTTGTCATCAGCCCACTCTGTAATCTTGTGCTCATAACCATATGCAGAACCTAAAGATTCAAACATTGTGATTTGCTCACCTAAACGAGGAAGACCTAATAAGTCTTGATCAAACTCACCAATAGCAGCATCAACTAATTCAAGTTCAATACCAGTTCTTAAGAAGTTTGGACTAACGAAGTCTACAGTTGGATTATCTGTAACTAATGTGAAAGTGTATAAATAACCTACGTTCCATTGAACTGGGTCTTTTACCACATAGAAACGAGGACCATACTGACGAGTACCAACAGAAACAATAGCGTTCTTAGAGAACTCATTTGTGTCAATTACTAATGTAAATTCTTGACCATCAATACCTGGCTTGCTCAACTCTAAAGTTGAAACAGGGATATCAATGATTTTAGGGAATTTGTATGGAACTTGTACTTGCCACTTCCAAGCATCACTGTTATTGTCAATATAGTAAGGAGTTGACTTGTTGATCATGTCCAAGAAGTCGTTACTATACAAAGAGCTCTGTGTGTACAAGCTTATGATTTTCTTATCATAATCTGCTGGCTCTGTAGAGTGAAAGCTTTCCAAGTGGTTTGAATCTGTTAATTTACCTACAGCACGCTTGTCCATAGAAGCTACTCTTGCGTAAGTAAAACCAGTTAAACCTGGAATTGTTTGAATTGCCATTTTGTTATTTGTTTTAAATTTTTATTTAGAAATGTTTATTGAAACCATGAGGTAGATTTGCCTGGTTGTTTAGATTTCACAGAACTTTTACTAACCTGTCTGGCTACCTCACCAAACAATTCATTTGATTTTTTGGTGACACCAGTCTTTTGAATCGTAGAGAGAGTAGGATCTTTTTCTAAGATCTTAAGTAGCAATGCCACTTTAACCTTCTTCTCATGATTCTCAGGACGCTTAAGTTCTAGAATAGTCTTATCAAAATCGGTAAGAGTCTCACCTGAATTTGTTTTGTACTTATCTGTTACTAAGAAATCTTGTAGTTCACCAGCCAATTTTGGATTAAGAGGAATACCATCAAACTCTTTTGCTTTTAGCTTATCCTGTAAAACTTGGTTTACATTTGCAGCGTATTGATTTTTATATTGAGCTTGTTGTTGTAATTGTATTTCTTTCTCTTGTTCCATTTGTTGAAGCTTTGCAGCTTCTTTCTTTACTAAGACCTTGTGATGCTTTGTAGCAACAGTTTCAAGATCTCCGTAGTTCTTAAGTCTTTCAACTTCAGATGTTATATCTTCAGGATCAAATCCTTGATCTTCTAATGCTTGTCTAATTACAGAAACTTGATTTGTTTCTTGTGCAAGATCCATTTCAGCAAATGACTGAATTTGATTATATGTACCAAAGTAATCTTTAGGATCAACTCCTTTTACAAATATGGCATCAAATGCATTACGATAATCTTCTCCAAATTGATTAAGAAAGTTATCAACTACTTCAATTGCTCCTTTCTTCTTCTCAGCATTAAAACGCTCTAAGAATTGTTCTGGAGTTGAAATTGGATCTTCTTCATCATCTTCTCCTTGTGTGAATACACCAAGTTTAAAAAGATCTTTAGACAAAGATGAAAATGTTGATTCAGGAGAGTCATCTCCTTCTTCGTCATCTTCTTCATTACTATCTTGTTTACTAGTTTTTGCAACTGGTTGATTATCAGTATCTTCTGAATCATCACCATCTTCTTCATCATCTCCACCTAACAAGAAG